TGGTTCACACCAACAGGAGGTAAACTAAACACTTCGCCTCCTTTGGGTTTGATAGTCAAAAAGTTTTATTCTCCTCTATTATATTATAATATTTTCCGATAACAGAAGTAAACAAAGAAATTACTTTGGTTTATCTGATTTACTACGGTGCACGACCTGAAACGCCGCACTCGCCGTAACTAACAAGCCTAGAACGATGGCTACTACTCTTGTTCTTTCATCGTATTTAGCTAAACGAATCGAGTTTTCCTGAACATGCTTCTCAATGTCATCTAGGCTCTTATTGATTGAGTTAATGTCCTCTACAGCTCGGTGAACATTAGGTTGAGCACAAGGACAGTCAGGTATCTGGAGGACAAGCATAAGTAACAGCACAGTCATCATGGTTGTTTCTCCGTGGGACACTGTTTAGTTTCCTCTGACTGAGTTCCCTTGGTTTTGCTAGTTCCCTCTAATTGAGTTCCCTTAGCTCCCTTATCCAGTGACTGTTTCTGAGTATCAACAACCACATTCTTACCAGCTACAATGATGATCAAAGGTGAGTGGTGACAACCGCACAATAACCCAAGAAACAGTGTCCCTAGAAACAACAGCCTCACTACTCTTCCTCTTTTTTATTGGGGGGCCTCATAGGTTCAGCTAAGCCTAGAGCCGCTCCTGAAAAAGTCCGGCGGCCCTTCTCATCTCTCTTCGGCTCTTCTTTTCCTTCTTCCTCGGTAGCCCGAGCTTGCGGTTCCTCAGGAGCCTTACCAGTAGCTACTGTGCCAGGCGCTGGTGTTGGGCCTCCTACTAATTGGCGCGGGGGAGTTTTTTCCTCTTCCTTATTGCCAGTGATCTTCTTAGTCAAGTGTTTGATTGAATGGGCCAAGGACTGACGTAAGGATTTCGTATTCGTAGTATTGGTGGCACCAGCAGTACCTAAGTCTCCACCAGACCCTTGAATCCGCGCTCCAGGCTGAGACGGTGGAGGAGTAGCAGGTGCAGCCGGTGGTCCACCGGCTTTATGAGTCTCTTCAGGACGAGTGATTCTCTTGCTCTTGTGCCATTTCAAACCAGTCACTCCTATTGGTTTAGCTTCCACGGGTAACTGTTCACCTTCTCGTGTACCGATATGTTCGGCCTTAGGGTTGCCACCTGATTGACGAGCCGCAACTCTAGGCTCAGCTCCACCAGGAGCAGGAGGAGGCAGAGCTCCACCGGGAGGTGGGCCAGCGCCAGGAGTGCCTGGAGCGCCAGTACCCGCCCCTTGTCCGAGAGGAGGCAATCCAGGTGCAGCCCCAGGCGCCTCTCCTCCCCCACCCATACCATAAGGCTGGTCTCCGATTCCAGTCTCACTAGCATAGGTGTCCGGTGTCGCCGCAATCGACTCCTCCGAAATGTTACTAAACAGCCCATTCATACCAGACTGTTGAGCGAGCTCCTTACGTGCTTCTTTCTTAGTGATCAGATCAGCGTTGTACGCCATGAGAACTGACTCAACGAGAGCTTTACCGAGGTCCGATCGCTCTTTATCACTAATTGCACGAACGGGGGCCCAGTGGTAAGCAAGATCATCCGGTACGTCTCCGAAGACGGAAGTGCAGATGATTGGAAGTAACTTATCAATGATAGGGTTGGCTTCACTGACTCTCTTCTCCTCAATCATGTTGTCGTACAGTTGCATGGAGGCTCCACCATTATTACCGAGTTCGCCGCCATCTCCCATACCTTTATCGCGTCCAAAGATGACTTCATAAGGGATACCGCAAGCCGCGGCCAGATCCTTCATGAATTCATGATAAACGTCACTGATGCCTCCAAAAGAATAAGTCGAGTTATCGAGCTTGCCATCCTTACCAAGAATCAGTAGCCCCTGGTTATTTAGCTGCTCCGAGATCTGCTCCATACGTTCAACAAAGCCGTTGAACCCTTTATTCGTGCTCGTGGCACCAGACATCATAGAAGCCAGCATGGGCTCCGTGATGGACATGACCTGAGCTCGAGTAAGTAAGGAGACAATATTCCAAGAGCTATAATCGCGTTTCTTGAGTTCCTCAAAGATAATTTCGACTTCAGACATTCCCCAGTAGAGTTCGAGCTGAACTTCCCACTGAGGAAGTTCTCTACCCGTAAACCGGAGTACTCGCGAGTGGTGTACCTGAACGTGACCGGCATCCATGATACAATTGTAGTACTCTGGAAGGCCGAAGGCGTCCGGATCGTTGATATCAGCATTGATCTCCGGTCCAGGGATGATCCCGGACCACCGGTCTAACGGGATCAGTCCCTTGTAACTATCTACATCTACATCCTTTAACTTCAGCGGCTTAGCTAGGTCACCGTGACCGTCTATTACAACGATCGCACCCGCTCCCCCGAATAACCGACCCCACTTGCAGGCTGTTCTTAGACGATGAATAGTCTTGGTTTTCAGAATCGCGTGATTGAAAGCTTGAACCTGTTCAGGCTCTAGCATAGAATCAAGGACCGGGAAGCTTTTATACATGTCATTTGCTACTTGATCAATGACTTTGCGAACTACCCAGCTTCCCCGGTACAGGCTTAGAATCAGTGGATAAGATTCAGTAAGCCGAACTAGTGGGTAGTTCTCTGTATTTATAAGGTTAGGAGCACCGACGCCAAGTCGAGCTGGAATGTTCTGGTAAGAATCAATCGCGACCGGTTTACGAATGTAGTTCTCATCATCATCCGCCGGTAGCGGCAGAACATTATCTTCAGGCACGTTTCCTCCGAATCTAAAGGCCGGCAGCGAGGTGGCCACCGGCCCTCAGTATTTATCCCAAAAAGGTTCTATTCTCGATTGACTTGTACTCCTGTAGGATTCAGCGCATAGGCTTACCTCCTTAAGCCGCATGTTGCAGCTCAAACTCCTCAGCGACCGGCATAACATCCAGGGTACGCCAATCAGGAAACATATACATGAGAGCGTAACGATCCGCATCCATCGTGTGATCATCCCGCTTCAGCGGGCGCTCTTCACCCTTCTCAGCAGCGTCGACGTCCCATGAATAAAGGCCTTTTTCACGTTGCCACTCGGAACAATCTCGATGGACTCTACGATGGCCGGTGCTCTCGACCTCGCTAACTCGATGGATTCCATTGAGAACGTCGTTATCCCCGTCCACAACAACCAACCCGCGGTGGAGGAGCTCGACTTTGAAAGATGTGGCGGTAGGGTCGCACACGATAATCGGATTGTTTCGGCCACGACAGCGGCTGGTGCGAATGAACTCTTCCAGATCGTCAGCATACTCGCCATCCGTTTTCTGCTTCATCTGTTTAACCGAGTCCCAATAGTACTCCCGGTCTAACCAAGCTGTTTCTCCGTCGTCGTAGTACTCCAGGAACACGCACGGGTTATGGGTCCCGTAATCGACCCCGATGACATGCTGGGTGAAGCCCCCGCTCCCATGCAACCCTACAGGGGTAGATTCAAGATCGAACAGGAACTTGTCGTGCCAAGAATCTCGATAGATTGCCCCCTCAGCCACCACCCATAGTCCAAGGATGTACCGTTGGTAATAGACACCTTTCTGAGAAGCGATGATCTGTCTCTTAGTGGCACGGTCAATGTTCGGGTTGTCATCCAGAGTAAAGTGGATAACTTCAAGATCAGGTTCAAATGCTGAGTTGTGAATGACATCTGTAAACAGGTAGTGCTGGGGAGTTCCAGGATTAGTCGACGCATAGAGGCGCGCTCCCGGGGGCGACATGCGCAGAAATAATTGCTTGGTGAACGAGGCCGGAAACTCCGTCCATTCGTCACATATCGCGATACCAACGGTTAGTCCAAGAATCTGCTTGTAAGAGGCCTCGTCTTTCGCTCCGATAACAAACCACTGGGTGCCAAAGAGCTCCAACTCGCCAGTAGCCCGGTTGTAGGCGTAGTTCTTCTTCCCAACCACTGTGAACAAATCGATCAAAATGTTCTTGTACACGTTCTGCTTTGTTGTACCGCAGATGATACGTTTCCCGTTGACTTTGTAGAAGCATAGGTGAAAGATCATCTTGGCATCGATAGCGAAAGTTTTTCCGGACCGCACGGACCCTTCTAATAAGGTGTACTTCCGGTCCCTTGAAGGGTGCCGCTTGGCGAACGTTAGGGCCTTTTGGCCGAACTGGGCGAATACTGGCATTAGTAACTACCTTTTTAAAAGTTTCCGGCATGCGGCTCCCCCCGGTCGATATATGAGCAGCACCCGCCAGGGTCGACAAACACCCAACCTTTTCCCGCCTCGGGTTGGCGCGAGTGTCGCAGCATCACCGGGTGGTTACACGTGGATCGGGCCCCAAAGTACCGGCAGTTATCACACCGGAACGGCCCCTTACCCTCGGCATCCTCGTACCCCGTCTTATGTTCCCCCGTCATCCGGTAGCTGCTAAGTATGCCGTCTATCGCCGAGCGGTTCAATAGGTGGCCATGAAACAAAACGTCAGAAGGCATGTTCACCCCCCGAAAAACTAGGACTTAACCCCGTAGGGGCGCTTAATAGAATATCGGTAGGGCCGGCCAGGCTGGCGGAAAACCGTGTACTTTTGCTTCCGGAACCGATAGTTAGAAGCAAACTCAAGGGCCTCGGTACGGTGGGCGCGACAAAAGTACCTATCGGCGTAGAGATAGATAGCGGGTTGACCGCATTCGGAACACGGAGGAGAGAGCATGGAGTTCACCTTTCCAGGGCCGGAACGGAGGCTGACGGTTGCTAAGAATCCCGTTTTCTACGGTTCGGAATATGTTACTATTACTATATTAAATCAATACGCCACCCGCCCCAACCGGCCCACCCGGCCGGCCACGTGGGAGGCCACCAAGGAGACTACGATGTCACAAGTAACCATCACCCTCGCCGACGGCACGCAAGTCACCGGCACGCTCGTGAAGTCAACCGCCAAAACGCCAGCCAAGCTCGCCACCTACCGCGTGCTCCCCGGCTGCCCAACCATTGCCAAGGGCAAGCAACGCCAGGAAGTCCTCAACGTCCTCCACACCGACGCCAAGCGCGCCTGGACACGGGAGGCGGTGGCCGAGCTCGTATCCAACAAGTACCCCACCAAGTTCCCCGTAGCCGACTCCGTAGGGTACCACCTGCACCTGCTCGGTAAGGAAGGACACGTGGAAGTAAAGTAACCCACGGACCCCCGGTCGAGAGGCCGGGGGTCCCTAACCTGTGACTCCCAGAGGGGGGACTCGTGGACAACTCACTGTTACCGTACCTCGTGGCTGCGATAGACTCGCTGCCCCTGCTGTTCCTCGCAGTCGCGGTCTACTCCGCCCTGCAGACCCTCAACCGCCGGCTCCCATAGGGAGCCGGTACCACGCTCCGCGTGAGGTTACTTTAGTTTGGAGAACCACAAAAAAAAGTAAAATAGTTGTGTACTTTTTTCTCCAGTTATTGTATAATTGTTCTATCAAATGGTTATTCCGGACAATCCGGTAATTTGAGTAGAGAGAATCCGGAATAGATGGAGATTCAGATGGTTACAGTACGTTTGGCAGATGGTTCAGAAGTTAAGGGTGAGTTGGTGAAGAGTGGTACGAAAACCCCGGCTAAGTTGGCCAAGTATGTGGTGAAGCCGGGTTGCCCGACAGTTGCAAAAGGAAAGCAGAGACAAGAGATACTCAACGTGATTCACTCGGACAAGAAGAGAGAGTGGACCAGAGAGGATGTAACAAAGTTGGTTACAGACAAGTACCCAATCAGTTCAGACAAGTTCACCGTATCAGATTCTGTAGGGTATCACCTGCACGTACTCGGTAAGGAAGGGTACGTGGAAGTGAAGTAGAGAGAGAGACCCCCGGTCGAGAGGCCGGGGGTTTCAGTTGCCACGCAGCAGCGAAGCTGCGACCAACCACTTGTGACCCGCGCCGCAATTGCGCGCGGAGAAAGGACAATTGCCATGCCAGTTTGCTTCCAGCTCTACCCCCGCGGCTCAAGCGAACCCCGCCGCCTCCAAGAGGTCGACGACGAGCTCCGCGTCCACTTCAACGAGCCTCCCGACCCCGACCACTGGCTCGGACTCTGGTACGACTCGATCGGCCTCCGCCTGGCTCTTGGAAAAAACTTCGCCCAGATTCGTGAAGAGTTCCAAAGCTACTTGCCTCCAGATCCAACGGCTGTGGAACGTATCCCTGAACATGCCCTCTACGAAGGACTTTTGAGGATCCTCAACTACCTGGACGACCACTACACGGTGAACGCGTGGAGATCAGTTCGGTGATGACCACGGTAATGACCACGGTGATGACGGGGACCACGGCAATGGTCCCCTCCACGGTGATGACGGTGATGGCTTTCGTCATGAGAACTGAAAAAAGAATTAAAATAGTTGTGTACTTCTCAATCCAGTTGTATTATAATAGTATCATAATAAAGAATAACCCAACACACCGGGCTTCTTTAAGGAGAATCAGATGGCAAAGAATCAGAATGTAGTGACCGCAGAAGTGGCAATCCAGCCCGAAACCGCTGTTGCAGTGGCCGTTGAGGCCGAGCAGCCGAAGACGCCTGAAGTCAAGAGTATAAAGACCGTTCCAGCCGAACGGTTGTACCAGTTGACTGGGGACCCCTCGGTTGACCCGAAGGGCAAGCAGCGCCTGTACATCCTGCAGGTCATGCGCACGGACAAAGAGAGAGCCTGGTCAGCCAAGGAGATCGTTCCTCTGGTCGAGAAGAAAGGCTACAGCCACAGCATAAACTTCTCCACACTCGACTCTGTCCGGTGGCACCTTCACCAGATGTTCCTCAACAAGATCGTCACGCTGGTTAATCCCCAGACGATCATCCAGTAACCAGTGGAGCCCAGTCGAAAGGCTGGGCTCTTCCTCTCTAACCTGCAACTGAAAGGAAACTTCGATGGAACAAGAAACTCTGAGATCGATCATGAACATCGGGCTAGGCGTCGTCGTTGGTACGTTCGGCACCCTGCTCACCGAAAGTATCGTTACCCAGATAGCGTGGAGCCGTAACCCTGGTCGCCGCAAGGAAGACAAAATCCTCGGCAAGAACCAAGCCATCCGTGCCATGCTCCAGAAGCACGACACGACTTTCAACCGTACTATGAGCTTCCTTGATAAGGTTGAGGATAAGTAGATGTACTACCCGATCTACACCGTAACCTATTCCGGCGTGGATGGCGAGGTGCACCGACACTTCGCCACCCTCAAAGAGGTCCAGATCTACTGCCGTGACCGATGGGAAGGTCTGGACTACATGGACAACGACCACCAGTTTCACAACGACTATGGACGCTTCACGCTAGAAGGCTGCAACCTCTTTCAACTTGGTCGCCAGTCTCTAACCGACGAGTATTCATGGGTTTGGAAGGAACTATGAGCCCACACGAGCTTCAAATGACGATCCTCCACTCAATAGAGATTATAGTAGTGGCTGGGATCCTCTATCTCGCACCTTCACTCTTCGCCTACCACCGCTCGAACTACAACACAGGTGCGGTGGTCGTCGTCAACCTCTTCCTCGGCTGGACGTTTATCGGCTGGGTGGTCGCGCTCGCCATGGCGTTAGGTGGCAGAAAGAAAGGTCACGCGTGATCTACGGTTGGAACTTTACGGGGGAATCGATTCCCCCGCATGTTAAACTGCGCTTCGCTGAGCGCAAGCGGTTCAAAACAGAGGCCGTTACCGACGGCCTGCAACGTAAAGAGGTCCCGATCCGCCAGGGCGATGAGGTCTTCGCTCGGCTACAAGGCGCCTGCAATACCGAAGGCGAGCTAACAGCGATGGTGATCCAAGCTGACAATGGTCACCGTCGAATCAGTTACGTCGGACCCCGTAAAATAGCTGGTGAACTCTGGTATGGAGTATACTGCGGATGACTATTGAAGAACAACTCGCAAACAAGCGCAAGCTGCTCGAAGATGAATACTTCGAGCACACCGAAACTGAACTCGATGAAAAGTGGCCTGAGCACTGGTGGAGGACGGACGTGAACGTGTTCCTTCAAGAAGATGGTAGCCACTTCATCACACTTGACTGGCTACCTGACTAAGTATCCCCCGGCGGCTCCTCAGCTGCCGGGGCTCTTAGTGCCATCGCCAACGCCGCCAGCTCCTCATTCCCTCCCGCGACGATCTTTTCTGCCGTCTTCCCTTCAGTCGTTTCCCTCAGCTCAGTAATGGCGGTGAAGCAGATGTCTTCCTTCCCGATGAGTGCGACTGCGCGCTTAATCGTCTGCAGGGCGATGGCGTCCGCCCACGTGCTGCCCTCTGGCAGTCCAAATTTCTTCCGGATGTCCTCAGTAACGAGACGGGCCAGCCACTCGCGGTAGCCCGCGCTCAATAGCTGAACGGCTCCTTTTTTCGTTTCTGCAAGCTCGTGCTTGAATCTCCAGCTCATCTGGCCTCCTCTCTACGGTTACCTTTACGGTGATGAAAGTAACCGTTAATCATTACCGGGCTTGTGCAAACCAGGTAACATTCCATATCTTCCGATGTTACCTTTCATCGCGGTGGCCTCAATTCGGTGATGTGGTTGGAGACCAGCCGTTGGATGACTTTGACATGTGAAGGGCCAGAAGGCAGAGCATGAAGGAAGTGAATCTTTGCGGTGGTGACGTAGCTGCGGCCGTCCCAACCGGTGACTAACTCAAGGTCTTCAAGCTTCAAAAGACGGATGGCCTCGCTGCATGGAATGTGAACGTGTTCCGTATGGTTAGGTGTGATCTTGTAGTAGAGAAGGCGACCGACTTCCTCACCACTTAGAACGCAACAGTCCATCATCTGCCACCTCAAGGGCTGCGTAGCTTGGGCTCCAGCTATCGGTCCTGGATGACCATAACGGTGATGACGAAGCTACAAAGTCGTGACCGTTTTTACCGAAAACTGTGCGTCCGATCGGCGGCCCCGTATAAAAAATATTTTATACAGAACGGAAAATAAACGGTCCATCTCGCCGACGCATGCGAAAATTGTACCATTACAATATAGTTAATTCTATCTTTTTTCGATTGCACACCTCCCGACCCTCTCGCGCGCGCGCCTGCACCCCCACAATATATGCGCGCACTAAATACCGCCATACCTTAGATTTGTGGTGAAACTGCCCGCGTAGTCTAGGGGAGTTTTAAAACTTGTCCAAAGGTAACATTCCGTTGTTACCCATGTTACCTTTTCCCAAGACCTAAGTTATTGACTTGATTATACTTAGTTTTACAAACGTAACATTTATGTAATTCTCAGTAATACAGCAAATACAAGGTGATGTGGTGAATTGTGCGCGCAATATATACGCGCGCGTTGGAGGTAACATCAGTATATTTGGAATGTTACCGTGTTCCATTAAACTTTTTTTTATTTCCCGATTTACAACCATATAAAGTTTGTATTATAATAGTCTTATAGAGTACAAATTCGTACTCTTGTGAGGCAAACTATGCAGCCACCCAGATTCAAGACCGAGATAGAGGTTACCCAAGCGCTGGCGTGTAGAGAAATAGACGGCGTCGCCGCTCTTGAGTACTACCGCGAAGCCAAGAAGTATCAAGCCTATTTGAAGACCATTCAGCCACGTTTCTTTCGCCGGCCTTCCGGCAAGCGCATAGACTGGTTAAACAACCGACCTGGTTACGCTACCAAGAGGGATTGGTCATGAAAACTACTGAAGTAGCTATTGAAGACATGTCGCATCTCACCTCAGGCTTTGGCCTAGCACTCGAAGGGAACAAGCACTTCTCCCAACTGAACGGTACACCGATCAAGTGTATCCTTTACTTCGTCGTGCCTTATGAGGACCCTGAGTTTCCCCTCAAATTTTGTACCGTACACGTACCTCGAGGCACGCCGCTAGGCCGGTTACGTGCGCTAATAGCTCACGTCGAGGCTGAGTTACGAAGTATCTACGGCGACGTCAAGCGAGCCAACTTTGTATTGATTCAAAACAAACCCACAGGCGCCTGGGAGCTTTCGTACACCCTCCCGGCGTACTCGGTCATGTTTGAGTAAGTGTCACCTCGAGGACCCGTACGGCCGTGTGCAAGCATTATGATATACCTATCATTATGTATTGCACAAGTAAACCTGGCATACCTCCGGGTGACCCTGGAGGTATCCCTGGCAATTTATTAAATTGCAATTTGCTTAATTTAAAATTCACTGTTAACCGAGGACAACTATGCCCAGCAGCTACGATAATTTGATACCCGCCTACCGCGAGCGCGATGCCGAGCAGCTCATTGAGCGTCTGAGCAACCTCGTCCTCATCCTCGACCGTCTACTACGTCAACTAACCGAGCTAACCCAGAAACTCAGTAACCCGGTTATTACCTTAAGGAGAGACCATGCTGATAATTGACAACGACCTGCAGATGAGGGTTGACTGGCAACTTGAAACGGGGCCCGGCATCAACCCTGTCCCCGCTGATCTATTCGTCGGCTTCCACTCGACTGACCAGTTTCTTAGGGTCACCAACGTGAGCACGCTCCAGTACGGGGGCGCGTTACTAACTTGTAAGCGGCAGGTGCCGCTCGTCTTTCCGGGTATGGAGAAGCTGTTCTATGCCGCGCTGTACCTTGAGTTTATGCTCAGTAAGTTTGATTTCGAGAACCTGTGGGCCCATGAGACTGATCTGAAAGCCGTGGTGCAAGGGGCGCCTAACGCCGCCACGAAGATCCCGAACGTCTTCGATTGGTCGGCGCAGGTCAATATGGGACGCGGGGGCATGTTTCAAATTGACCAGGTCGGGGGCGGCTGGATAGATACGGGAATTAAGATCCCACCGGTCCCTGACGTTTGGAATGCGTTGGAGATTTTCTTTAAAGCTGACGTCACTAGTAGCAAGTTCTCGGTCACTGGAGTCACATCGAACGGTAGCCACTATAACGTCCCTACCGGCCTCCAGAACGTCCCCTTACTGTCATCTAACTGGCAGCCAGTAGCGGCCGTGCAGTTCCAGAACGAAGTCTCCAAACCCGGTGTAGTGAACATCACCTATCGGAAGGTGAACCTACTTTACAGTCCGGATCCGATAAAAGTATAAAAAATAGTTTAATTTCCCTATTTACTTCCGATATCGGAATGTTATACTATATAAATATAGAAGATAAAACCGATTACATACGTAACATTTATGTAATTGGTTGAATTACAAACGCCACAATAATGTGGTGAAACTTTGGTAACCGTGGTCGTCGATAAGACCGAAGGAGAGAGTACGATGAGAAACTTTGGTAACCGTTGGTCGTCGATAAGACCGAAGGAGAGAGTACGATGAAAGACAGACAATTGAGCCAACCTGCTGCTTTGAAAGCAGGTTCGGTAATGTTTGAGATCTGGGCAATCAATCGAAATGTTTCGAAAGAGGCTTCCACGATTCTCATCGCTGCCACCCATCACCTGCATGTTTCTGATGCACTTGATCAACTTGTCCCACCCTTACTGCCTCTGGTCCGCAACGGACACTATCATGAGGCACTCTGCCTTCGACAAGTATGTGAGTACCTTGGGAAGATCGACAATAAAAAGCGTATCGATCTGAAAGACGAACAGATCATTACCGAGTTACTCGCGTACGACTCAAGATTCGAAGACGAGACCGTTGAGTTCCTCACGACCATCGTTTACCAATGGAGGGCCCGTAAGGCCCTCCTGTCGTAGGGGGTAGACCATGTCTGTCGGGTTTACCGGTACTCAACGCGGGATGTCTCCTCCTCAGAGACAGGCGCTCAAAAGCGTCCTGCTTCAGTATAGCGCGCGCTACAATAAGTTTCATCACGGGATGTGCGTGGGCGCGGCTGACCAAGCTGCTGAGGAAGCATACACCCAAGGCTTCTACATCGTGGGGCACCCAGGTCACGATCCATGGGGTTCCTCCAAAAGAGGCAGCTTTAATCACAATCACGATACGTGGCCCGCTGAGGACTACATCAAGCGGAATCACATCATCGTGGATTGCTCGCAGTTGCTTGTCGCTACCCCTAAAGAGTATGCTGAAGTGCTCCAGTCTGGTACCTGGGCAACGATCCGGTATGCTCGAAACCGTGGTCGGAAAATCGTTATCATCTGGCCGGACGGGAGGGTAGAGTGAACCGCTCTGAGCTAGCTTGCGTGTGTGGCGTAACGATCGGTTACCGGCAGTATTATGACTGGGGACCGACAGGTTGCGACCCGCCCGACGACATCTACCACGCTGACTGTTTTGAGACAGACAGTGGAGCAGTGTACTGCTCGGCTGAGTGCTTTGAACGTACCAATGGACGCTGCTCAATTCATCAGGAGGTTGAACTCGATGCTGAAGACGGTAGTTGTTCTGAATGTGGAGGAAGTAATGGTGCTAATTAAGGTCAAAGCAGGAGACCGAGTCAGACTGTTCCCTGAGCATTTTTTAAGTGCGACTGGGACAGCGATCGAGGTTTCAGATACTGAGGGAACCTGCTTGGTTAAGCTTGACAAAGAGTATCATAACCATAGGTTCTATGAGCCGAATGGTTTGGTACTCGTGGACATTAACACGGCACATGGTCGACTCTTAGAGGTGATCCATTGATTGAAGAAGCGAGGGTCGAGAATCTTTTAGAAGGCTGGTTGCTGATTGAGGGGCCAGATAACCGGCTGCCGTTCATGTTGTTCTATCGGTCGCATTTTGTTGAGCGTTTCAGAACCAGAGAAGAAGCTGTACGGTTTCTCATTTCAAGGGAAAAGAAAGAGAGGAAAGTATGACGGCAAAGCAAAAAGCTCAAAAGACAAGAAAACAACTGGCAAGATCCTTTAACATGACTTTGGCTAGCTACCAAAAGACCCAGAGCGACTATAGGTGCAATAGACAGTCTCCTGGTGAGTGGTTGGCTGATGTGACCATTGATGCTAGTTTCCTTTACCATGCTATTACCAATGCTAGGAGGTACAGAAAATAGTGAGGCCTAGGTGGCACGCGCCGGTGGATCCAGAGTGCCCCATCGTGCGTAAGTACATCGACACTCTTCTTAATGATCCGTTGACCGAGGCTTATGGAGCCCCGGTCAACGAGATTGTAGCCGCATTTGAGGACAAGCACCGGCCTCATTGTAAGCGGTGTGCGGAGTATGGTGCAGCAAACATCGAGGTGATCTGATGTTGTATCTTTGTATTGATGGTGAAATCATGGAGTTCTCTGAAAGTGAAAGCTACCCTGGCGAGTTTATGTCTCAGCCAGGGTACTGTCGCTTGATCAACGGTAAGAAATGCTCATGTACTCGAGTCTGTACACTAAGAGACGGTACGTGTCCCTGCGCTCCTCATATTGAGGGGGCACCGATCGTTAGGAGAGATAGCTAATGCGACTACTGATCATTGGATCGAATGAAAAAGAGGCTATCATGGCTTCAGTAAGCCACGCTATGATGAATCAGTATAAGCCTGGTATCAGTACCATGGTACCTGGTGATGACCCTGACTTCGTAGTTAATGTACCTGATGGCTTTCGCTGCGTATTCACGATCACTAGCCTCAACGATACTCTCTACCGCCACCTGTCCATATCAGTACCAGGGGGAAAGTATCCTAGTCCGGAAGCTAGTGTGATGCTAGCTAAAGAATTCGGATTCACAACATCAAGTGACAGTTTGGCTATTGAGGATCGTGTCAAAGATGGGTGGATGGTAGCTATGAACAAAACTGACCACTGCATCGTGCTAGCTCAACCATGGAAAGGAAGCAACTAATAAGATTTCCACAAGGAGCTGACCCCAATGAGCGACAAGTTGGTTGAGATTGCAGAGCGGTGGAAGACTGCTTATGAAGTTTGGTCCCGCAAAGACATGCAAGGGCACGAAATTGTTACATCCACAGCGGTTCAACTTATCAAGGAACTCTCCGCAGCCGAGGCAAAGTTACCTTGTGGGCATCATGTATCAATGGAGCAGGAAGTGAATGACCAGAAGTATTGTGATTTCTGCTACAGGCTCGACTGTCTTCAAAAAGCCGAGGCGCGGGTGCGGGAGTTGGAAAAAGATCGAGACGTGGCAGACGGATTTCTAAATGTCGAGCGCGAAAACCACAAGGTTAGTATTGAAGAATGGCGTAAATGTGAGCAGGAGAACGCCTCCCTGCGCGAACAGGTGAGTAGGTTGGAGCAGTGGATTGCCAGAACGACCCATGGATCGGAGCAAAAGAAAAGGAGTAACCATGCTGAGAGGATGGACTTGGATCAATGAAAACAAGGTGCCTGGGGATGAAGAGATCGAAAAAGTACGAGCTGTATGCGATGCTATTGCTCTTCGTTGGTCTAATTTTGCTGACCGTATTGAGCGTGCCGGGTTTGACCGACAAGCTCGAGAAGAGAACGGAGATGATGGACCAGACTTTGAGGATGAAGAAGAGCGTGCCGTCCACGAAGAGAATAAGCGACTGGATCGCCTCTTTGAGGAAGATCAGCTTCTGACGATTGAGAAAGAGCTAGCCCGGTTCGGTGCCCGAATGATGAGGCCGTATGAGCACTGGAACGAGGACGAGCAACTAATGGAATGGTTGGAGCGTGACCGATGAGCCTCTGGAAGATGAGATGCTTACTGTGCGAGAAAGAGAGCTATAATCTCATTATCATGCAGGAGCATGTGATGAGAGACCATGAAGTATCTCAAAAAGATCTCCAGAAACAGTCACGTTCACCTGATAGCATCTTGGTAGATCAGTACATCTTTAGTTTGCCGGATGGCCGGCCGTGGTTAGAAGCAGCTAGGGAGGAAACATGATCACAGTATGTATCATCATCGTGGTGAGTGTGGTTGTGACATTCTTTGTAGCTCGTGTCTTTAGCTCAATCAAAGAAAGGAACAGAAATGGAAGAGAGTAACTAGGCTGATTAATTAGATCAGTCAATCATTAACGTGTTGCTCAGTATCATGAGCATCCTAGCCGATAGTGAAGTAGGGATTTTAGAGGGAGAGAATGGATGAGAAAAAAAGGAGAACAATATGACCCAATCAGCTTCCTTGGTGGTTATGTCACGGCCAAAATTGAAAGTATCGCAGCCAGCAGTCCAAATATCACATCGGACTTTCTTGCCGAGGGGCTGGCAAACATACTTTCACCGCATCGGCAAAACAGATCGAGCGACAATAGCTTGCCCAGTCTGCGGTTGGAGGCCCCCAAGCGAGGTAAAAGGGGCCAAGCGTTGGAAAATCGTCGCTATGCACCACGCGGTAAGGCATCCACAGGTAAGGGACCTAAAAAAGGAACCTCCAACAATTATTGGGCGTCGATGACTGCTGAGGAGCGGTCCGCTGAAATGCAGCGCCGCCAAGACAAAGCGAAGGCCAAACGTGAAGCCAAACGTAAAGCCAGGCTCAAGGAGGCAAGTTAATGGGATTAGTTTACTGGAGCGGCACTGAGCCGCATAATTGCCAGATCTGCCATGACCCCTTTAGGGGAGTCATGATCGATGCTTCTATCCGTGGACGCTGGGGGCTAGTTTGCGAGACCTGCCACAAGAAGTACGGTAACGGTCTCGGTGTAGGACGGGGTCAGAAGTACACTCAAGATAAGAGTGGCCGCTGGATCAAAACAGCTGGTTAGGAGGGATAATGACCATCAACTCAAGTAGGGCGGCTCGTCGTCGGTTAGGTCGCGCGAAGTTCCGCAACCGGAGGCGGCGCGCCGCTCAGTATACCCGCTGGCAAAAGAGAGAGGAGGAGAAGCATGATATTCGACGATCTTCCAAAGTCGATCAAGGGAGCAATTAGGGAGCATTCAGGTGTAGATGCTGAGGATGATTCTCAAGATGAGCATCTCGAGAAACTCTCAGCGAGTCAGTTGTTTCATAAGTACTGCTGTTGGCACGGCTTCATCGGCTGGGCCACTCAGCTTGAGTATGCGCTGGACCATATCCGTGAATTCAAACAAGGAGAGGTTCATGTCGATCGAGTTTCAAGAAACCTTTAACGTTTGTCAGTTTTTTCCAAGCGGTCAGTACGAGTACGTGCGGCGGCGAGTCTCAGCTGAAGAGGCTTTTGAAGCGTTCACGCACTATATCACGTGTGTCGGGGCTCGCATAGGTACGACGGTTCGAGTCATTATCACTGATGGTGGTGACTCGATCTGCGCTGAATGGATTCGTGGTATTGGTCTCACATATCCCACTAAGGAGATGATGGATGAGCATTCAAAAGCTTCTAAAACATGAACTCGAACGTTGCCCACTCTGCCGGGAGGTACCAGTCTTGGTAGAGCACCAATCTTATGGTAACTCGTTCTATACGATTGAGTGTGACTGTGGACTTCAACTGATCGGTAAATCAGTAGTAGAAGACGTTGTCAAGCAATGGAATAAAAGGGAGGAGGACCTTGAATAAGTATGACTCTAAGTGAGAAAGACAGAAACCTCTTGGTTCATGCTGATATTGCACGCCGGTTACTTTGGATCAAGAGTTTGTTGCATCGGTTGCGAGAGAGTAAGTGGGGTGAATTTACGTTAGATGACGATCTTGCGCTCGAGATGATGGAACGCCGGCTCGATGACATTGCAAGCTCATTCCAGGGAAAGACTTAAGAGAGGAGAGGAAGTGCGGGAAAGGATAGTTTCAACGTGTTGTGACGCGAAGGTGCGAGTAGATTTAACTGGACTCAAGGCTCGGTATTTTTGTGAAGAGTGTGGTAAGCTATGCTCGCTTTGGATTAAAATTTTTCGTGAAAGGAAGGCAAAATGCTTCTACCCAAGATGTACACTTTCGAAATAGAAGATACTGGAGATCCTTCAGTTGGGATCTTTCCATTTTCTGAAACTATTAAGTTAACCGTTGAGAGCGGTAACATCAGTGGTGATGAAAATGAGTTCATCGACTACCTAGCCAAGGCACTCGGTGAGTGGTACGATGCTCATGTTAGACTGACCAAGACTGAGGAGGTTACCACTGAGGAGGTTACCGATGCCAACATTGGAGCAGGTACCCAACCATCAACCTCATGAGTACCTATATGTCAGAGCCTGGGGCCGCATGCTAGGGTCCTACAACTACTACATTGAAAATGAACAAGCACAAGCAGCGGAAGATATGGCGCCACTGAACGCAATCTATAAGCGGGAAAGCGGTGAGTGGTGCACGGCTGATGATATCAAGAGTCCTGAAAGAAAGCAGGAGATCGAGCAACTTGTTGAGGAACTAAGGGAGAGATGACCCAGGTAAGATGCGTTCTTTGGATCAATGGCAAGAAGACTGGCATTGAGGCGACGTTTACAACTAAAGCGATGGTGGAGTTCATCAATCGCACGATGAATGGTGACGGTAAACAGTGGGAATGGCAAGAGATTGTTCCCATAACCCCAGGCTGGAGCTACAATGACTGGACCTAAAGGTTCACAGAAATGTGAAATCTGTAACGCTGGATCCCTAGCGGTCTTGATGGACGCTAGGATCCGGCGTGGTCCGTTCGGAGCTAAGGGCCACTGGATGTGGCTGTGTCCAATTTGTCAGAAGATTTATGGACTGTCAAATGATTCAGACAGTCTCATCATCTACATTCTCAACGCTGGTAAGTATCTTGAAGAGGAAGGAGGTTACATTTTGAACATTACTGAGATTCAGCGACTCATCCACCGGACCCTCGAAGGTGAAACTACGCCTGAAGATGCGGAGGTACTTTTCACTGGGGAGGCTGTCTTACAGTTAGCTATGCTGAACAAGAACCTTGAAGCATACAACGCTTTGATGCACAAGGCTCTTTTTGACAACTTTGAACTGTTGCTTCGAAATCAGAAGTTTATCGAACTGATCAAGAACACAGTAGCCACTAACATCGATGAGATTCTGGAGGAGCCTCATGTCGACAAAGCAAGTAACCCAATGTGATTGGGATGATTGCATACAAGAGAATGAAGGTGTAATTCAAATGTTTAAGATTTGGATAGACCATGGCATACTTTCAGTTTGCACCTTTGAAACATTCAGTGACGTAGCTACTGAAGAAGAGAGTATCAAAGATGCTTGTTTTGAGCATGTGCAAGACTTCTTCAGATCATTCATTGAAACTGGTCAACTAGAACCTGATGCAACGAGTAGCAGTAGGGTCTGACTTAACTCGCGCTTGGAAGATCATCAACTATTTGGAAGCTCGGATGAACGAGCCAGGAGCTTTTGTTGTCATTTTGCCTCGACCAGATAAGATTGAAATTCACACCGCCAACGGCCATCAATTGCCTCCAGTTGAATTGAAGAAAGTCCGTCAGATGCTGTTTGAGTATACGAAAAGTGAGGAAAAGTGACCAGTCAAGCGGAACTTAACGTGAACATACTCAACGAAAAGCGGGTCTATTGGCTCGTGGATGAGTATGGTGCGTCCCCTAACACTGAGCCTTGGGACTCGGAAATGCACGCCAAGGGCTGGAAGAAGATTTGGGAGCATCTGAGTGGGTGCAAGTTTACCATCAAATCAAAATGGTTAGGCGTTTATGACGAACCTGAGTGTAGTCTCCACCAGATTTTGAGGTTCCTAGAATCCCTTGAGGCACCTAAAACGGTTGTGATACCTGTGGAGGTTGATCAATTTGAAGACAGTGAGTTCTAAGTGCTTTCTTTTCAATAACTTAAGCAAAGGAGTGTTAAAAAAAAGTGATTTACAACCGATATCGGTTTATTATAAAATAAATTATAAGAGATTTAACCGATAAAACACGAAAGAATGAAAATGGAAGATTGGAGAACAAATACGGAATGGCGACAGACACCTTGTATTATAGGTGGCAGTGCTCGCTATCATTGGATCAAGGATAGAGGTCCCATTCCAAGTGACTTAAATGTTTGTCACTTTTGTGATAATAAAAGATGTAGAAATCTTAATCATTGTTTCTTAGCTACTCAAGCTGAGAATTTAGAAGACATGGAAAGAAAAGGAAGAGCAGGTTGGGAATCATGTAAATGGTATAGACGGCTTCCAAAGGAAAGTATAAACACGACAAAGGAGAAAGAGATGCACTCGAATAGAATCGATGAGTTGATGAAGTTGAAAGACCTTAGCAATGAGGAGGTGTGTAGACTGGCTGGCATCACTCAGATGACTCTGTGGCACGCTAAGCAAGGAAAGAATGTCACCCTGGAGACGATGAAAAAGATTGCTAAAGCTTTGGATGAGGACATGTGGTTCATCTGGATGGAGGAAGCTGCCTAATGCAAACGTTCTTACCATTTCCGTCGTTTCTAAAGTCTCTTGAAGTTCTAGATAACAAGAGACTCGGTAAACAAAGAGTTGAAGCTTGCCAGATCCTAGAGATTCTTCTCCATCGAGCCATTTTACCAAGTAACTTACAAACCGTGGTCCCATTTGATCGAACGTTTCATGGTTGGGATAGGCACCCTGTCGTGCAAATGTGGTCTGGTCATGAGGAATGGCTCAAGAAGTATCTTGACTTTGCAGTAGGAGAGTGGACATCTCGAGGTTACGCTAACAATATCACAGTGCCTAGGTACGATACGAAGATACAAGAGGCACCAGCCTGGTTAGGTTACCCTCCGTTTCACTTATCTCATCGAGCTAATCTGATTCGAAAGTTCCCCGCCCACTATCTTCCATTGTTCCCTAAAGAGGACATAGATCTCAATATGCCTTATTTCTGGCCAACACTGGAAGGATTCGATGTTAAGAACCCCGAGAATACAGTAAAGGAGGTTGTAGTGTGACTAAGGAAGGAATCCTGGTAATACTTGATGTAACTCCTGAGCAAGTTGTCTCAGGGCTACCTGAAGGACTGATTCCTGGCTATACAGTAGCTCAAGGATTCTCTGACAAATTAGTAGTGGTCCCAACCAAAAATTTCGAATTCATTTCTTTCAGACTTTCCTTTGATGGAGAATCTGAACTTATCGGCCAAGTGGATACCAATCTTTTCAAGTATGATGAGCAACGATGTAATCAAATTTTGAGGTCACAGTTTCCTGAACAAGTTTAAAGATCCCGGCGCTGGGGGAGTGTCCGGGTACCGCAATTAAGAGGTGGTGCGGCGGTCAAAACGTCCTCTGACTGGAGCCACCTCAAAATAAAGGAGCTATCCTGTGGCTTGGGATGTGTCTAAACTCGATTGGAGTAGGTGCCGCTATAAACCCTTTATCCATCAGATAGAGGGTACAGGCGCCTTACTAGAGCACCGCGCGTTTGGTTTACTAGACGAGCAAGGTGCTGGAAAGACTAAGCAAGTTATAGATGCGGCCTGCTTCATGTATGAAGCTGGAGATATAGATACTATTCTAGTGTTCTGTCCAGCTCAAGTTAAGGATGTTTGGATACATCCTCAATTCTCACAGATCATTGAACATTCATGGGTTAAAGGTATCATTCATGAGTTTACGAGTTACTCAAATAAGTTACCAGATAAGTCAAGAGGCTTACTTTGGGTAGTAGCTTCGGTTGAATTGATGAGGAACCCTAAGCATGTGCAACAGTTACTTAATTTCTTACAGCACCGTAAAATATGGATAGTAGATGATGAATCTTCTACTATATCTAATCACAAAGCTGCTCAAACTAAGGGTGTGTTAGCATTTAGAACCCGAGCTCACCGCCGCACTATACTTAATGGTACACCTATTGGACAATCTATTCTTAATCTTTATACTCAATTCTATTTTCTTGACCCAGTGATACTTGGCTTCAAAAACTATTATGCTTTCCGTAACCACCATTGTAAGATGGGCGGCTACATGAATAAGCAAGTAGTTGGTTACTATCATCTTGAGGAACTTCAAGATAAGATTAAGCCTTTTGTTCTACGCAGACTCAAGGATCAGTGTCTCGACATTCCTGCCAAGATCAGAGCTCCTTTAAGAGAAGTTAAGCTTCTTTCTAAGACTTGGGAAATCTACGTGTCTATGAGAGAAGAGCTTATAGCTTATCTCAAAAATACTGATGATGTATCAGTAGTAGGTACCGCACCGGTAAAGGCTTTACGATTAGCACAAATTTGCTCAGGTTTTCTAGGAGGAATTGACGACGATGACGATGTTAGCAAGAAAAGGACTGTCGAAATCGGAACTGAACTCACAAGTGCGTTCTTGGATTATTTGGAGTTCAGAATTTCACAAGAGTCAGGTTTCAAACTCATCGTATGGTGTAGATTTAGGCCAGAAATTGCTCGCCTTGAGCTTATGGCGAAGCGCCGTTTCCCAAACCTCATGGTTCGTGTGCTCCAGGGAGGACAGTCGAAAGCTGATAGGGATGAAGCTGTATCTCTCTTTCAACCAAATGCTCCAGATCCAGCAGGACCGGCTCTCCTTATTGGTCAACCCCAAGCAGGACGGTTTGGTCATAATTTCACTAAGTGCTCCAACGTCGACTATCTATCCAACGATCATTCTTACCTCACCCGATCCCAGAGCGAAGATCGCATCCATCGACCTGGACAAAGATTCCAAGCTCTTTTCCAGGACTATATTGTCGTGGGACCGAATAGGGAAAGGACAGTAAGTGGCATGATTTTAAAGGCCTTACGAAAACATGAAGAACTAGCCACATGGACCTGCTCCAGGTGGGTAGCTGAGATCATGCAAGAAGACAATGACGTGCCATTCTAAGGAGAACTTATGAGTGACTTTAGCGGCCAAATGTATCCAGACAATCAAACTTTGGACAGACTTATGGATGATTACAGGGATATGTTGATGCTTTTAACTGAGCTCAAAGAAAAACGAGCTAGAGAAAGTAATCACCGAGTCGTGTCTTTTATCCCAAACAAAAAGAAACCAGGAATATCAGCAGTAGAGTGTTCCTGCGGAAAGGTAACAAAGTACCGTAAGCCGCTGACGGTTATTGCGGACTTTGAGTGCCCTAATTCACGGAGATGAGATGGTTATAGACACTGATGTTACCGCTGAACTGCAGGCTTTTAAGGAGCTTTTAAACTTTCAGAAATCCACTAAAGCTTCTAAGGCAGTCGTGGCCCATACTCAACTGATGATAGACTTTTTGGAGGAGCTATTAACGTGGCGCTCAAATGGTAGGAGGTGGCTCGCTCAAATGAACACGCCACCTAATTTAATCAATGGGAAAGGAGACGTAAGTGCCCGGCAAATACAGTCACCTTAAAGGGCAGCTGACAACTTACTCAAGCGAGCCGGAATATCAGGACAGAGTAAATGCCGAAAGAGAAAGAATCAAGGGAATACTGAAAGAGAATTCTCGGCCTCTCTCTGCCGCTAGCTACGCCGATTTTCTGATCATGGCCAAGCTTGAAAAGGCTCGATTGGAAGCTCTAGTCAAAGAACAGAGTCTCACTATTGAAGCGATGAGTCAAGAGCTCATTGACCGATTAGAAGGAGACTCAATAACAGCATTGCGACTAGTCGGAGGTATAGCTTTAAGCATCAAAGATGATGTTTATTGCTCAGTCTTTAACAAAGTAGAATTCCATAATTGGATCCGAGAGCAACATCTTGAGGATCTCTTTACGGTACACTACCAGACAATGTCCGCAATGACGAAGCAAAAACTGCAGGCTGGGGAACCTATTCCACCAGGAATAGAACCTTACTTCAGGCAAAGCATAGTAGTCCGAGGAATAAAAGCCTTGGAGAAGGAAGGAGCAGAAATTGGCTAAAGATAAGGAAGAAATCGCTGTACTACAACCCGGAACGCTCCAGAAGGAGGAGATTCCAGAGTGGCTTCGTGACGAAATCGGTCACCAGGCCGGCATGGAGCACGTTGATCAAGCAGATGTGCTCATTCCTCGACTAGGACTGTGCCAATCCCTTTCACCTCAACGTCGAAAGAATGATCCAGCGTTTATTGAAGGACTCCAAGAAGGTCAGCTATTTAACACAGTGACTAAGGAGATCTACGGAGAAACACTGGATCTTGTGATCTTATTCTTCTTCAAGAATAGGATCAAGTTCTTTCCAATAGATGAGGGTGGTGGAATAGATTGTACATCTCCGAATGGTCTCAACGGTGGCCGAATAAACCCTGACAGTTGCCTTGAGTGTAAGTACTCTAAATGGGGTAACGGCTTTACCGATGATGAACATGGTAATGATCCACCAACCTGTACACTGTACCACAACTACATGGCTTTTGTGTTGAAGCCTGAGCCATCTCCTATAGCCTTCAGCTACAAGGCTACGGGTTTGAAGCTCTCTAAGCAACACTTAGCCTCTGTTAGACTCACCCGATTACCTATGTACGCTAAATGGTACAAGATCTCTGTGGTAACCATGCGTGACGGTAACAATGAGTGGTTTGAAAAGAAGATCACACCTGGAGCCTACGTAAACAAAGAGATGTTTGAACAAATGGAGAAGAATTTTAAAGTTCTCCAAGCGATGGACATCAAGGTGGACACGACAGGCGAAGAGGGTGACACTTCCTTCCCTGCTGATCGAGAATCCGCAGAGATGTAAGTTAATCGGCAGGCCGGGTTAATAGCCCGGCCTCCCTAAGACGTGAGGTAAAACATGTAGATGGAGTGTTTCATGTTATGAATACGCTGAGTTCTTTCATGAACATTTTCAGAGGGAGCAACCTCGCACATGGTGTCTATTACAAAGCTAATGGCAACATGGCTACAGTGCTAACTCCGGCCACTGAAGAGGATTACTCAAAGCATTTAACTGGAGAACAAGGTTTAGGTATCATTCCCGTCGACGAAAACGGAAAGTGTTGGTGGGTAGCGATAGACATTGACATTGAGACCATCTCTCATGCTGATCTGTACAGGAAGATAAAGGATAGAAACCTTCCCCTTACTGTATTCAGGTCGAAGAGTGGCGGCGCTCACGTGTATGTATTCTATCACGAACCTCAGTCAAGCACAGTAGTTCAGTCTACACTTAAGAAGTGGGCTGGTTTATTAGGTTTTCCTTCTCAGACAGAAATCTTTCCTAAACAAACTAAAAGCACAACCACAAATGTAGGTAACTGGTTAAATAGTCCTTATTTCAATGCTCCTAATACTGTAAGGTACGCTATGGGACCAAATGGTAGCATGAGTATTGAAGAGTTCCTTGACACGATAGTATACTTCACCGGTAAAGAGCGAATTGATGAACGAGCTAGCTCTGATCTGATTCAAATTGATCTCATGCCGCCATGTTTAAAGGAGCTAACAGATGAGGGACTACCGAGCGGACACCGTAACGTCGGACTCTTTAGTTACGGAGTCTTTTACCGAAAATCGTCCCCAAACGGATGGGAAGATAAGCTTCGTTACCATAATCAAAATTACGTCTCTCCTCCTTTACAGACTCGTGAGGTTGAGGCACTCATTAAGTCCCTATCGGCTAGGCAGTATCAGTATAAGTGTGACGAAGAACCACTTTGTTCACACTGTGACCGTAAAACATGTCTCACGCTTGCCTTTGGAGTAGGACACAAACCATGGGAGGATGTAGGTAACTTTGATGAAATTACTGTCACTAATCTGCGAAAGATTTTGACAGATCCACCAACCTATATTCTTGAGGTCAATTCTCAAGATATGCATCTCTCCTCTGAGGAGCTACGAGTATTTGATAAGCTTCGAAAGAGGATATTCGAGATTCGTGATCTCGTGTTGCGTCCAATCAAACAAGCGCAGTGGGAACAGCAGCTTAAGGGACTTATAACTAACAAAGTTAATATAGAAGCTCCAGATGATGCTAGTTCACTTGGTTCAGTGTATAGTAAAATTGATGATTTTCTGGCACTCAGTGACAGATCAAAGAGTAGGGAGGACTTGCTAAGGGGTATGCCGTACCAATCTGATGATAAGATACTGTTCCAAGTAGACTTTCTTCAGAAGTACCTCTTATCTCAAAAAGTACAGATAGCGAATCAGGACCTATACTCTATCCTACATAGGCATGAGTGTACGTTTTCGTTGATCAAGATCAAAGGTAAGGTAATTCGAGCTTGGTCTATTCCGATTTCGAGAGTTAACAGACAGACAGAAGGCTATACTCCTGTCGAGTTTAAGAAAGAGGAGCCTGAGCTATGATGATAACTCACTCAAATTGGAACAACATCGAACCACTCTTCTCAGAATCTGAGAAAGCCATTTTAATGGGTTGTGTAGCTGCTCGTGGAGTTTTTAGAGGAAGATACTTAATAGTAGATTTCCTATTAACTCCTGAGTTGAGAAGTAAATTGTATATTGCCCTGGGTAATAATCAAAATACCCAGGGTATGCCTCCAGGGTCACCCGGGGATACCAAGGGTTAATTTGTGCATTACGGGATAATAATACCTATTATCCACGAAATTCACAGTTTGCACATCAAAACACAGGAGGAATAAAGTGGCCATTCATGTTGATGTTTCCGCTAGGAGCTTAAATAATCTGCGGAAAGATGCTAAGAATCGTGGCTTATCGGTACGTGACTTGGCGTCAAAGACGTTGGAGGATGTATTTAATGGAGATCGATCAGTCTTCATATTCACTCCAGCCATGCCTCCTGAGATGTTACCTCAAGTTGAGTTAATCATGGACACTGCAATGAGGAACAAAGATATGTTTCAGAAGTTTCTTGAAATGGCTGAAGAAAGGAAAAAGAATGATCAGACTCAATCCAAAGGCAAACTGGAGGCAGTTCAACCACCCACTGGGGGGTAATTGGTACCATTGTGGCGAGGTAACTGCCTGTGTTAGCAAAGATGAAGGCTTCTGGCACCTTAGCATCTCACATCCGACGCGTTATCCGACTTGGGATGAGATCTTTTTAGCCTGGTACGATCTCGTGCCAGGCGCAGGCAGTCAGTTCGAGGGAGCTATCATCCTGCCTAGGAAGACAGAATATGTTAACATTCACCCTAACTGTTTTCATGTTCATCAGTTGAAAGACACTGAGATTGTGAGGTTAACATGAACAAGTACCAAGTGGACGAGAAAACCGGGATAGCGTATCGTGAAGGAACCTTCGATACTTGGATACTCAATGAGTCTCGAGGATACTTTCCTCTTGAACTAAGGGACAGTGACAAGATACTTGACTTGGGTGGCCATATTGGCTGCTTTGCGGCTCGTAGTATCATGGAGAAGTCATGTTGCCCAGTAGAATCTATTGAAGCTGAAGAGTCTAATTATGAGGTACTAAGAAACAATGCCGGTAGATTTGATTTTAGAGCTGTTCATGCTGCTGTAGTTGATGACAAGTACGATGAAGAAGATATTAGTGTGTATGTTAATGGTTTAAAGAACAATGCTCTCCATAGTATCTTACCTGTTAGAGGCCGAGCTACTCAAGTAACTAAAGGTATCGGCTTAAAAAGAGTGTTAGAGACTTTCAAACCTTCTATTATAAAGTGTGACATCGAAGGAGCGGAATATGACCTGCCATGGTACTTACTTGATAGTTACCCTGATGTTAGGATGGTAATCATGGAACTTCACTTAACGAAAAGAGGTCACCGTGACAAAGCCCGTAACATTTGTGGAGATTTTCACGACATGGCTTTTGACTTTACTAAGAAGCCTCACATTGGGGAAAAAAACTGGACCACGATAGCGAGGTTTGAGAGATGAGGTTCTATGATCCATTCAAAGATTACAATCCGAACTTCTCAGAGGAGGAGTGGCATGCGCACAAACATGATGAGAGAACTCGGGCTGTATGTGACAGTATTTCTACTATCTTGTCTACTGGCATGGTGGCTGCTGTAACTGAGGAGTCTCTCAGTATGATTAACTTTGATGTACGTGCTAAGCTTGGTTGGCCCGCTCCTTTGTTACAAGAGTCTTGGCACTCTCACTTTACAGCTTGGGCTATAGCTGCTCTTACTCATGCTTGTTTCAGTAATGATACTGATGGTAAAGTAAGATTCTATACCAGCCCTTATAATAATGAACCTTACGTTCCAGGCAACGTGACTTTTCTAACACCTGAACCGGGTCGAGCCTTTGGTCAAGCTATTTTGAAGTCACAAAAGAAACAACAGGAATTAGCTCAACTTGAGTTGTTTGAATTTTGAAAGGAGAATCATGCTTGCTCTACGCACAACACAAGGACAGACTCTTTACATTCTTGAACCTAGTAACCTAGACAAGCTAAAGAATGGGGAGCCTATTCAGTTGAGTAACGGTGATCTGATAGCTTACTCTCCTGATCCTGAGTGGGTGATGGATAGAGTCATAGCTGAATTCGGTAAGATGAATCCAGCTAAGCTGGATAACGTACTTAAGGAATCTCTTAAGAGACCTGAAGTACGTGACCGGCCTCATCATTCACCGATTTACTTAAACCAAAACGAAACAAAGAGTGACTAACATGAAAATGAAGCTACTCGGCCCTCCGGGATGCGGAAAGACGACAGCTCTCTTAGAGTACCTTGAAAAAGAACTAGAGGCAGGTGTGCTACCACATCGAGTAGCGTTTCTAACCTTTACTAGGGCTGCGAGATATGAAGCTTTGCAGCGAACACAGAAAACAAACGAAGAGTTTCCCTACTTAAAAACTATTCACTCTATTTGTTACCATCAGTTAGGTACAGGTAGAGATCAAATAGTTAGACCAGAGGATATTAGGGTCTTTGGTAAGAAAATCGGAATCAAATTGACAGGTAACGAACTAGATCCTTGGATAGAAGAATTTGAGCGTGGTAACGACGCTCCTACTAGAGATGATATGTTACTTCAAGTTAATCATCAAGGTAGACACCGAAAGATTATGCTTAAGGAAGCCTTACAAGAAACTCCACTAGATATTGACTGGCACTATGCTAGTTGGTTTACTAACGCGTATAGAAACTGGAAAGTTAGTGAAGGCATGCTTGACTATACTGATTTATTAACTGATTATGTAGAATTTGGAGAGCCACTTGATATTGACGTACTCTTTGTAGATGAAGCTCAAGACTTATCAAAGTTACAGTGGGATGTAGTTAATATTTTAGGAGCTAAGGCTCAACGTTGGTATACAGCAGGGGATGACGATCAAGCTATCTTTGATTGGGCTGGTGCAGATAGTAGCGTGTTCCAGGCTTTTCAAGCTGATCAGACGAGGGTACTGAACCAGTCTTATAGAGTCTCTCGAGCAGTTCATGGTATGGCTCAGAACGTAGTAAGACGAATAGAGCATAGGCTGACTAAAGATTATGATCCAACTAAATCAGATGGTTACGTGGGCCAAGCTGGTTACTTAGGTAGCATAGATCTATCACAACGAACCTTTATTCTTTTTAGAAACCATTATCGTGGAGCTATTTTATCGGAAGTTCTCAAGAAAGAGGGGGTACCATATACTGGTAAAGGTAGTCCACTCACTAATTTAGATGCACGTGCCGCGTTGTTAGCTTGGGCGAAGCTTATTAAAGAAGGTGAGGCTAAGACTGAAGAGATTAAGAGGATGTTAAAGTATTGTGACACTGATTACTTGAACTTTAATATTGAGAAAAAGCTTAAAGAAAATGGTGGACTTAAAGCAGAGCAAGTTTTTATGCGTGTTCCTTACTTGAAACAGTGGTATACCGTTCTAAAAGATATACCTCATAGAGACATATTAGCTTCTTACGTAGACAATTGGGGATTCAAAGCAGTGGCTTCTCCAAATCTTGAGTTAATGTCTATTCATCAATCTAAGGGTAGAGAAGCTCATACTGTAGTCATTGATCCAGAGATAAGTCGAGCTGTATGGTTGGGGATGATTAAAAACCCAGATTCTGAGCATAGAGTTCATTATGTAGCAGTCACACGTGCCAAAGAAAGAGTCTTTATATTGTTTCCAGACGGGAACTATTCATATGTTTATTTTTAAGGAGGAATTATGAGTGATTGTGTTATTAAAAGTAGAAATGTAAGACGATGGTATGTAAGTAAGTATGGCCCTGTACCATCAAATAAACTTCTTTGCCATAAATGTAACAACCCGTGTTGTCATAATATTGATCATATCTATTTAGGAAGTTTATCTGATAACTTTAGAGATTATATGGAGCAGTTAGGAGGCTATCCTCATCCTAATTCTTATCTTACTAGAGAAGAAATTTTACAAATCAGAGCCTCAAAAGAACTTTGGCGTATGCTAGCTTTGAAATATAAAGTTTCATACTATACTATCCAACATATTAAAAGAGGAGAAACTTATAGACATGTCAAATAGATTAGTTATGTGTTCTAACGTAATATGTTCCTATTACGATAGTAACATACGGAGTTGGTTACGATTTTTTTGTTTACAACCGATATCGGTTTGTTTTATAATGTATATATAGTTGAGATTGAGACAAACTCGAAAGGCTCAACATGGAAATCAGGGAGGTGACCACATACAACGAGAAAGCTCCATTTACTGGTTATGGTTTATGGATAGTTTTCGAGTTGAAGTACCGGAAGATCTTAATTGTTCACCCAGTAACCTTGACTGAGATCGTCCTATCTGAGTACGAGTACGTTAAATCTTGTGGCGATTCTCTCTGGCCAATTAACACGTCAAAGACGTCGTTCAAGTTCGATAAGTTCGCTCGTGATTTCAAAGAAAGAATTCGGTATCGCATTACGAAAGGTAAGAGTTTCCCGATTCAAACGGTGGCTAAGGTAATAGCCGAACTAGACAACATCACGGTTGAGGAAGCAAGCCGGTATTTAACCTCATTAAGTCATCAATCCTATGATCTCGGCAACGTAGAGACTCTAGACATTGATGATGAGAACAGAGAGTATAGACTCAGAAAAGGAGTGGACTACTCTCACATAACCGGTCGACCTCTAGCTATTATCGAGGCTTTCCGAGAAAATGGCCCTTCCAGTAAATACAAAATCACCGAGCTCGTTACTGGTAAGGTCAAGACCAAGATGAAGATAAGTAGAGTGGTGACCTACTTCGTCAATAAACTAGCTTCTCAAGGTATCCTTGAGATAGTGGCTTAGGCCAAGAAGGGATTCAAAATGCCAAAGAATAGGCCGCAGAACGAAGAGAACGTCGACACCATGACAGCTGTTGAAGCTGAGCAGCCCAAACAGAAGGTTGGCGACGCCCCTACCACAGTTGACAGCAAGGAAAAGAAGTCCCGTGGACCAGCGATC